ATCACTAATGCTTTCTTGTTCTTCTTTAAAAAGTTATATCGAATAAGACTGTATATGATTAATGATTTACCTGAAGCTGTTGGAGATACTAATATACATTTTTGATTATGTGCTGCGTAGGCAATTGCTTCTTTTTGATATTCTCTAAGTTCTAAAGGTATGTCTTGTACAATTTCTTGATATCTTTCTATTGTAAATGTATCTTTGTCGGGTTCGTATCCTTCAATAGTATATCCTCTATCTTCACAAAACTCTTTGAGATATGAAAATAGTCCTAGATATAATTTATTGGTATTAAGATTGAATAGACGAATGTATCCGTCCCAAAATCTTTTACGAACAGCAGGTATGAAACTAGCACCAGGGACTTTGAACTTAAAGAATTCTGAAAGTTCTTTTCTGATTGAATCTTCTGCTGATATGAATAGGTATACTTCGTCTGCTTTAGCGACTACGACCCTGCCATGAATTTTCGCCATTCTATAATATTCTTTATTGTTTGATGTCTCCAAGTTATTTGAGAGACTATATCTTGTAAATAATCGACTGTTATTCTAAGATATTCAATTTTATCATTTAAATCTTGTACATCTTTATCTGCACCTGTGAATTTATCATAGTCTGACTTAAGAACTGTCAATCCATCGAAAGGATCATATTCCCATTTACGAAACTCAATATCTTCTTTAGACATTTTACCTGTATACCATAACCATTTATCTTTGTTTAGTTCTTTCATCATTCTTTCATGTCGAATAAGTTCTAACTTCTTATTAGAAAGAATTTCTGTATACTTAGCGTGTAATCTTGGTACTTGTAGTGAAGAAGCATCCAGTTCGATATCATCAATAACCGAATCTTCTTTCCACATATCTTGAATGTTTTTTAAGTTCATACTATAATTATATCACGAAACCTGTATAGGTCCAGTTATGATATTGTTTTTATTTTAAATAATGTAAATCTTAGTGTTAAATCACAGGTAGCATATTCTACACCTTGTGAATCAGATGCAAATTCTATAGCACCTAAACTTGTTGGGAATGTATCTTGAAATTGAAATTCAAGATTTGCATTATTAGAAGATGTGTTTACAATAATAGTAGCATCTGAGTACATATTTTCAAATGATGCACTTGATAAAGAACCATCTGATCTTTTTGTCGATTCAACTAGACCCATGAAATCGTCTGTATCTCTACCAGGTCCTAGTTTCATAATCCAGTCAAATATCTCTTGATAGTTTTTCATATCTTCATCAACTACAAATTTTACTGTCAAAGGATCGAATTCGATTTTATCACCTGGTAAATATGAGTTGATAGCTAATGTATGAGTATGTAAAGCTTCAGAAAAGTTAATACCTGGTAGTGTCACACCAGTACAAAAATACCTTGTCTTAGGTAGTTTGTTTATCTGTAGATCAAAATTAACAGGACTTAAATAATTTAAGTTAGTTGGTTGATCGGCTTGCCAATTTGCTGTTGCCATATTAGTTCTTTATCCCAAATACATAGTTTTCTGCAGCATTCTCAGCATATGTTTCACTATGTCCTTCAAACAGTTCATCTTTTTGGTGAACATTATTCTCCCACATTCTTATACCGAATGTACCCGTTTCTTTTAAAACACCAACTTCTGCTTTTCTATTATCAAGTTGATATGTATGTATCATTTCATCAAATTGTATCATTTCTTCCTCGGGTTCTTCTCCAAGACCATACCAGTTCCAACGACCATTGATAATATCGGAGATATTTTTTTCTTTCACAACTATATTTATAACATAGAAATAGTTTAGACAAAAAAAGAGGTCCCGAAGGACCTCTTGAAATCGATTATGATTTAGATATTACTACGACTTATAGAAGGTTTAATACTTCGAATGATCTGTAGTAAGAGTTAGTGTTGACTGTTGCCAATCCATCAGCCGGAGCAGAACCTACGAATGGGTTTGAAACCATACCGTATCTAGTTTTGAATCCGATTTTTGGTTGGAAAGTGTCTTCACCAACTGCACGAACCATTTGCAATGGAACATAAGGACAATAGAACAGTCCAGCGTCAAAAGGATTAGTTCCTCTATAACCAACTGTACAATATCCTTCACCAGCGCTTACACCAGTAGGTCTTTGAGACGCACTTGCGTAGTATGGATCGATATACACTTTGATGCTGCCGTTAAGAACACCAGCAAAAGTGTTTCCAGTGTCGTCAACATTCAAAGAAGTTGATAACGCTGGAGCGTAGTCTAATACACCAGCCATTGCTAGAGCAGACGCTACATCAGACGAACAAAGGATAAAGTTACCTTTTCCTCTTCTTGTTTGTCTAGCGATAACATTTGCGTTTCTTTCAATGTGGTACATAAGACCTTTGAATTTTTCAACTGACCATCTACCAGATGAATCAACATCTAGGTTAAATTGGCCGTTAACAGCAGTACCTGTTAGGTTGCTTTCTGAAGCAAGACCTTCGATCTTAGCTTGTGAGTTAACAGTTCTAACAACTTCTCTGTTGATTTCCGCAAGGATCTCACCAGAAAGAATGTTTGCTAATTCTGTTTCTGCATCAAGGCCGTGAATTGCTTTAAGGTCTTGTGCGAGTTCTATAGTGTACTCAGCTTTTAGCGCTCTGCTTTTAGCTGTAACTGTAGCTTTCTGAATTGTGAAAGACATTTCAGGAATTGAAGAATCAATCTCTGCAGTAGCTGTAGCTGTACCAGTACCTGTAGTATACGCTGACTGAATAGCTGTGTTAGCTGAACCAGACGCAAAAGGATCAGTACCCCGTGAGTACCAGAACCTGCAAAGTCTGTATCGGCTTCATCAAACATAGCTTCAGTTCTGTCAACAGCTGTTGTGCTGTCAACATATCTTGCTTTCATCGCAAAGATAAGACCAGTAGGTCCTGTCATTGGTTGAACGCCACAGATATCGTATGCTACCAAGTTAGGCATTGCTCTACGAACTAAAGAGATAAGGATTGGATCCCAGTTTGCTGCAGTTGCAGTAACACCACCAGATGCTCCCGCTACAGTACCAGTACCAGCTCCAAGTGCCTCGTCTATTTGACCTCTTTCTTCTTGAATAGCTCTTTCTTGGTTTTCAAGAATAACAGCAGTTACCGCTCTTTTATAAGAATCTTCGATTTTAGGAAGATCGTTATGTTCTAGAACTGGTTGCCATTTTTCTTGTAAGTTTTCTGACATAAACATTTTGTTTATTTCCCAATTATATCGCTTACTTATCTAAGTTAGCGAATTTAGTTAATGCGGCAGTATATCTTTCCATGCCTTCTGTAACAGGTTGAGCTACATCGCCCGCACCTGAGAAGTCAGCATCGTCACTTGCCACAGTTGCATCGTCAGAGACAGCTTCAAGTTTTTCACTTCCGAAGTATGATTCTTTCAATGTAGAAACTTTCTCAACGAAATTTTCTTCATTTTCGAAATCGACTTCTTCAGCTAAAGCTTTTAACTTCTCCACCTGAGTATCAGCTAGATCAACAGATGCTTCGCTGATAATTTTTTCACGCTTTAGTTCCTCGATGTCTTGTTGAGCTTGAATGTTGCCAGCAACTTCTTCGTTCAACTTGTCTTCCATCTCATCAAGTCTGTTTGCTAGTTCTTCAACTACATCAAACTTGTCTTCTGGAACTTCCACATAATGTTCTTCAAATAGTTTTTTCAAACCATTGATGAAATCTTCTGTTAGCTCGGATTTTAATCCTCGCTCGATAGCTAATTCATTTTCTGAAACCCAAGATTCAGAAACATAGTTTAGATAAGAATCAACTTTTTCAGTTAAGTCTTCTTTGACTTCTTCAACTTTCTTGTTAAGTTCTTCTTCTAACTCAGCTTCTTTCTCTACTAGTTGCTCTTTAACTTTAGATGCAACTGCTGCTTCGAAAATTGTTTTAGCTTTATCTTTGAAACCTTCGGATAAATCTTCATCTGAAACAAGAGCTTCAATGTCGTCTGTCATGTCAATGTCGTATGACTCTTTCTTGACTTCTTCATCTTCTTCTTCTTCTTCGTCTTCGTCATCCATATCGTCCATTTCTTTTGTAGACTTTTTAGCTTCTTCAACTGAATCTTCAGTTTCTTCAACTTCTTCTTCTACTTTATCAAAACTTTCGATAAATGATGCAACTTCTTCAGTTGACTTATCTTTAAGACCTTCTACAATACCTCTAATTAAGGCATTACGACTTAGTGACTCGACTTGTTCGTCTTTTTCGCCATCCTCGTCTTCCATGTCAGCCATTTCCATTTTTTTCCAGGCTGCTTTTAGTTCTTTCATCCCCATTTCCTTCATTTTGGAGACCATGGCTTTCAACATTTCAGACTTAGAACCTTCCATTTTACCCATTTCAGAAATAGCTTCGTCTTCTGACTCTACTTCTTCTTGGTTAACGGCTTTTCCTTTTTCTACTTTTGTTGCACCATCTTTAACTTCGTCGCTTTTTTCAGAAGCTTTTTCACCACCAGGTGCTTTAGCTTTCTTAGTAGCGTCTCCAGCCTTACCAGCTGCATCTGAAGCTTTTTTCTCGATATCAGGATCGGGTTTTTCAGAAGATGCTTTTGCCTTCGGCTCTACTGCTTCAGACATTACTTCTTCTATTGTGCTTTCTAAATTAGACATTAGAATATGCTCCCTATTTCAAATAAATTTATTAATAAATTGATTATTAAGTATTATTTATATATTATAAGTTTTCTAGAAACGATTTAAATACATTTAATTTCGTTTCTTGAAGTTTTTGTGATTTAGCTCGTCTAATTGTGTCTTTATATTCTTCAATTTTCTGTGCTTTGATCACTCCATTATCCCAAATCCATTCAACTCCTTCCATAACACCATCTACGAAAGCGTCAGGAGCAGAAGGATCTGCTACGATATCAGCAGCTGTTGCTAACTGAAAATCTGATTGAACCATTTGAGCACCACCTTTACGATTAGATGCTTTCAATGATCCCATACCCCTACTAGAGACACCTAGTCTAGCACCATCTGAAAGAAGGTTTTTGACTATTTCTCCCATAGGAGTAGATAAAATCTTTGCTTTACCGACAAAATTATTGCCGTCTTGTTCTAAACTCTCAATTAAATGAGATGTTCTTTCTAAATTAATTGTTGGTCCTTCTGGATGCCCTAATTCTCCATAGGCCCTTTTTTGATCGATATATTCTTTGTTATATCTTTTAACTTCTTTTTTCATAACTTCAAGAGGATAAATACGACCATTCTTGTTTTTAACTTCTGTTTGAAGCATGATACCTTCGATAAACATATTTTTCTTACCTGTCTTAGGGTCTTCTTCGACAAGATAATTTACATCATCGGACCATTGTTCTGATATTAATTTCATTTTTACCTCTTTAAGCTGTTGTAAGATCACCATATCGTGATCTACCTACAAATATCATACCAAAATCGTTCAATTTTTTCTTAGCACCTGAGACTTCAACTTTACCACCTTTTACTTTGATCTTCATTTTGTAGTCTCTTGCCATTCTTTCCATTTGTTTTATAGTCTGTTTATCGATAGGTTTTCCGTCTCGTCTACGATAAGTTTCTGACTCGTCTAAATCTACAGGTCCATCAACTTTTTCAACGATTTGTTTAAGTATGCTTACACCTTCGTCTATATCTTCACCCATAAGTTTAACAAACTGTTCAGCTGATTTCTTAGCTGTATTCATGTCTTTAAATACACCTAATTCTTCAAACTCTTTTGCTGACTTAGGTTTTACAAACACACGAACTTTCTTTGAACCCTTTCTTTCTGAATGATAATGAACTTCTGTATTTTTGATCTTAGTAGAAGAAATATGATTCTTCTTCATATCTTGTTTAAAGTTTACTTCATCCAATTCTGTTCTGAGTTGTACGAATGTTTTCATGTGTCTACCTATTCTTCGTCTTCTGAATGATTATTATTCATCCAATCGAGTTGCATTTCAACTCTTTTCAAATCTATAGCATCTAACTGTTTATCTTGCATTACACCTTTAAATGTTTCACCAGCTTCAACATTATTACCGTCTACTATCTGATCTACAAGTTCTCTAGTTTTATCTACCATCATAATCTCCTAAATTAAAAATCTAAATCATCTTCGTCTTCATCACCACCACCAGATGTTTCCATTTCTTTTGACATCTGAGCAATTTCTGCTTCTGATTGTCTAAGAACATTCTTTCTTATCCAATCTTCTGAGTAGTACTTACCAACGAACTGATCTAACTGTTCTAGAGTATTGACTCGTTCTCTCAATATCTCTGCTTCTTTTAGTTCTACGAAATGACCATCTTTCTGAAAGTCATAACTTACATACTCTTTTGATTTCTTCCAATCATCTTCTGTCACAATATTCTTTAATAACAGTTGAGTTTTTAGAATATCATCAAATAATCTAGAGAATTTAATTCTAAGTCTGTCTATAAATCTAGAAAACTTAACTTCATCTCTAGAAATCTCTGTCGCTCTACCAATAGCGAACGCAGTTTCTGTCTCTAATCTAGAAATTGGTACATTAAGAGACTTGTACAATTTCTTTTGAAAATATAAAATATCTTCAATCTCACCAAGATTTTGTCCACCTGGTAGTGTACTAATCTCGGTTCCTCGACCTCCCTCTCGTCTAGGTAACCAGAAGTCTTCAAGCATATTCATATGCTTTCTGTCATCTTTTATCTCACCTGTGTCAGCGTTATACACTAACTTATTACGATAACTTGTTTGTACTTCTTTTAAGTACTGTTCAGCTCTCGCTTTAGGTAAGTTACCTACATCAATGTAGAAGATTCTTCTCTCTGGTGCTCTTGATATTCTGTAAATAACTAGAGCATCTTCTAACATTCTTAGTTGGTTTACAGACTTCATAGCCTTATGTAAATAACCAACTACTACTTTTTGGTTGTAATCAAGTAGTCCAGATGTTATGTGAGTCACAGCATCAGGACTAATTCTTACTGTTTGACCTGTGTTATTACCACTCTTATCAAACCCTTGTTCATTGAAAAGATAATATTCATCTATTTTCTTAACAACTTCAACTCCTGTTTTAGGATCTTTTTTCTTATCAACCTCACGAATCTTACGAATCTTTTGAGGATCAATAGGTCTTAATCCTTGAACACCTACTTTAGTGTTCTTAGAATCTACCATCTTATGATAATAGAGTCTACCATCAACATACCATTTTCTAAATATGTCGTGTGAGAGTTCTCTAAAACCTAATAAAGATAAAACTTCATCAAACTCTTTACGAATTTTTTCTTTAGTAGAATCACTAAAATGAGTAACTCTATCTAAGTTAATAGATACCGGAGCATCTAAATCGTTTGATGATATAGCTTCGTTAACTATATCTTCAATCGCTGCATCACATTCAGGTACCAGAGACATTGTTCTATATCTTGTAACAAGGTCAGCTTCGTTCTTGACTCCGCCTTCCATGTCAACATATTGACCAATGACTCCACCGGTGGCAGCGAAACCACCCATACCATGGTCTTTACCGATTTCGATAACAGACCCATCATTTTGAGGTGGGACGAAACTTTGTGCTTTAGTTTCGTCACCCTGTTTCCTCTTTATTTCTAATCCAAATAATTCCATACTAATATTTATATCCCTTCAAAAGGACTCTTTTATAGAGTTCTTTCAAAATGTGAGTAACAGAACTCAACATCAAAGACTTCAATAGCGTCACCACCTTCAGTATCTAATTCGATAGCTCCAAGGTTAGTTGGCCACATATTGAAAAATTCATATGTTGCGATAACTGAATCGTCACGACCTAGCTGAGATACAGTAGCCTTATCGACCATATATTCGTATCCTACTGGACCAACACTAGAATCTAGTGGTACAATATCAGCCATCCAAGCTTCTATAGCTGTTCTAGCTGAGAATTCAGTATCATTATAGATACCTACTGTCCAGTTTTCGAATACTCTATCACCCGCTAGTTTAACTGTTAGACCTTTGTATTTCATTTCTAAAGGTTCAATAACTTGTCCAGGTAAAGCTGCAGTTTTACACAAAAACTGTATTCTACTACCTGTTCGAGGTATGAATACCTCAAATCTGTTATTTCTTGGACCTGCACCTACTAAGTTGGCTTTGAATTGGTTAATTGTTGCCATTTTCTATACCCCCTTATACTGATGATTCTGCTGCACCTGTGAGTTGACCGTAGAGTTCTTCGAAATCTACACCTGATCTAGATGCTACAAAGGTTAATGTTATGAAATTGATACTTCTAGCTGGCTTCACAAAAATTGAAGCTACAAACTGAGATGAGTCAATAACTGCCGGTGTGTTGTTTGTCTCGTCACAAATGACTTGGTAATCATAGATACCTCGTCTACCTTGTACTTGACGCAAGAAAGGTTCAACAGCTGCTCTGAAATTAGCTCTTGTAAATGAATCGTTAAATTCAAATAGTTGGAACTTAGCTGATGTTGCAATCGCTTTCTCTAACACAATAAACAATCTACGAACATTAATTCTTGAGAACGCACTACCAGCATTGCTTAGTAATGTTTTATCTCCATATAATAATGTTCCTTGTCCAGGGAATGTAACTACAGGATTAACCCTAGCTTTGTATAGAGTATCTCTATCAGCTTGTGTTGGGTTAAACGCTAATTTAGTTACACCAAATATTTGACCACGGTTGAATCCTGCTGGTGAGAACCATGCATCATTCGTATAGTCAGCTCTAGCACATAGACCTGCTACTGCTCCGTTGTCTGGTACCCATGCATATCTGTCATTGTACCTGTCGTAAATATATAACCAGTTACTGCTCATTGAAGCGTAACTAGATGAGTTTAGAGTATCTGCAGTAGTCTTCACATTTGTTGCTGCTGATGTTCCAGCGTCAACACAATCTGATTTGATTGGTGAAAAGAATACGACACAATCTTTTCTGTCTTCTGCGATATTCATTAATTGGTTGTAATAGCTTGTTGCTTCGGCTCTCGTTTCAACTACACTACCACTCCCGTTATCTGCTTGATTAGATCCTGAGATAAGTAAAGATATATCTTCATTATCTGCACTACCAAAGTGTGTATCCCAAGCTGTTATTTTTTGACCAGTTGTAGGTTGTCTTCCATCTGAACCATCGGTAAATGAAAGATTATCTGGTAAAGTACCTGTACCGAATGTGACTCCTGCAGCAGCTGAACCAGCTGATGTCATAGTAGAACTATGATCCAACCAGAAGACATATTCACTTTGGTTTTCAATAACAGTAACATAGTAGTTAGTTGCACCGAAGTCATCTTTAGCATCTGAAGCTTTTGATACTGCTTCAAATCTTTCTAAAACTGAGTTTGGAGTTCCAGTGAAATCTCCGTCTTCGTCAAGAACTATGATATGCATTTCATCATTCGAACCAGCACTAGCTCTACTACTTGCGTAAGTAGAAGTACCAGGTGCTTTGTTGAATTGATTTGCAAATTCCCACTCTCTAGATATATTAGCACTACTAGAAACAGCGGCTGTTAATCCTTGAGTAGAATCATCTTCTTGTGCAATTGTAACTGTTGCGGCTCCGGTAGAACCTGAGTCAAAAGCGATAGCTGATATTTTGTATCTAGTAGTATCAGAACCAATTGCTGTTATAATGTCACCTACTATGAATTTCTCCCCTGCAGTAACTTCGATTGAAGTACCGTCTAAAGCAGAAGTTCCATTAGTTGTTGTAACATCAGCTTCAGCAAACGCGTCAGCACCACCACATACCTGGATTTTAAGTGAATTACCTAAATCTCCAGCACATCTTGCTCCATAATTACCAACAGCGGCAGAACCAGTGTTGTAATTATTTCTATAGTGGGTTAAGTTTTTGATTAACAAAGACTGTCCACTTGTTGTTGTCGCGTTTACCATATTGGTAGTCGCGATACGAACTACTTTTAAGTCAATCCCGTAATCTAAGAATAAAGCAGCTGGGTAAAAATGCTCAGCAGCGATATTAGTAGAAGCGGGCTCCCCGAATATGTCAACAAGTCCTTTTTGAGAAGTAACTGTAGTAACCTCTTCGGCTGGACCCCAACCAAAGTAACCACAATATGCTCCTGTAGAACTTGAGACCGCAGGAATAACATTAGTAGCATCTATTTCTTGAACCTGTACACCAGGCGAAACTTGAAATGCCATGTTTGTTTTCTCCTAATAATTTTATTTCGAAATAAAATTCGTTATTTATAAAGTTTAACAAAGAGTTTCCTCTTTATTAACTAGTATTTATAATTTAGTAAACTTTTACATTATCCACTACAGTCCAAACATCTCCACCCTCTTTGTATGTTTGTTCTGTAGGTTGTCCATCATCTATGATACCAAAAGGTACCATATCATCTTCAATCATTTGTTGTTGTTCATCATACAACATTTTCTTTAGTTCTAAATCTGTTAAACTTTGAAAGTAAGGTGTCGTTACAAACCATGAAAATAACACTAAATTCATAACTAAATCATCATGATTACCACCATCAGCTTCGTATGACTGTCCTTTTGCTACAAAAGTTACTAATTCACTTATAGTAAACTTGTCTATAACCATTAATTTTTTTTCTTCCATTAACTCTTTAAGAGTTGAACAACCAATTTGTTTTACTTTTCTAGTCATAGTTACACCTACACCAGATGCTTTGACTGTAGATTCTAAAAATACATTTGGATATTCTATGTCATAGTACAAATTATTACATACAATTTGTCCTGAATCGTTATTTTCTATAACAATCAGTGCTTCATTATACATTTTACCATACTTTTCTAATATGTCAGCGTATAATAATGGTGATATCATATTGTCTCTAAAGATACCAACTTGTTTGAAAGGTTTTTCTGTTACATCTATTATTGAAAAGGTAGAATAATCTCGACCTCTACCTTTTGCTACATCAACTGTCATGATATAAGTATGATCTTGTTTAGGTTCTTGATAGAGATGAACATTGTCTCTTGACCACAAAGCATCTTTACCTTGTAATCCTAATAGTGTATTTGCATTGATCAAAGTGTTACCTGTACCTAAGAATGAATTACCGAACTCTTGTTCAAATTGTAATTCAGAAGTATTTGCTATTGTAGACTCTTTCCATTTCTCATCTCTACCAGGTACATCCCACCAATTAACTGTAAATGGTTGATATTCGTTTTGACCGTGTTCAGCACCTTCATAAAGTTTATGATACATATTTCCTATACCATTTGCTGTAGATGTAATGATAACTTTTGATTTACCACCTGATGTAACAACAGGATATGTTGATGTATAAAACTGTTCAGCGTTATCCACGAAAGCAAACTCATCTAAGTATAGAAGATTAACTGACATACCACGAATAGAATTAGCACCTGTAGCTGAAGCTATGATTCTACTATCATTTTCAAATTCAATCGAACCTTTGTTCAGAACTTTAGTACCTGGTTGTAAAAAGAAAGGTACATGCTCTAACATAGTTGTGATTCTAGCTAACATTTCTCTAGCAGTAGAACCTTTGTTTGCTAAGATAGCAATAG